CTAGGAAGGCAGTTAATGACCGACTCAGCCTGCGATGACAGCCGCAACGCCGCAGGCTGCTGGCTGACCCCATTGATCAGGTTGGGGATAGAGCTGCTGACAAGAGGCATGGCTAGCGGATGATGGCGCGGCTGGGCATGTAGGTCCGTATTACGCCAGTGTGGTTGGGATTGCCACGCAGCATGTTGTGCTCAGACAGCTGGGTCTCTTCCTCCAGGAACTGACTCCGAGCCTCTAGCTCAATCTGCAGGTTGATCTTGGTCAGGTCTGCTGAGCCAATGATTGCTTCCTGCAGCGTGCGACCAGCCCTGGCAATGATGTACTGCCTGGCGTGCTCAGGCAGATCGTCGTAGTCAAAGATGTAGGTGACGTTGGCCTTGAGGTCAGCGGTGAACACATAGCTCTTGGCCCGGCGGTCGTAGAGCTTGGCACCGCGCTGGACGACCTCCAGGCTGGAGAACAGGTATGGGTCAACCACGACGCGGCTGACGTTGGTGCCGACGGTGATCGTGCCGTCGTTAGCCCGGACCAGCGTTGCCTCATAGTCAGTGTTGAAGCTCCAGCCTTCCGCTTGCAGCCGGCGGCTGGATTCATCCAGTGCATCCTGTGCTTGCTTTGCCAGGCCAAGCTGCGATTGCAAGCTGCTGATCGGCGCCTCGCCAATCATCTGCAGCACGCGGTTGACGGCCTCTAGCAGTGTGGTCCTAGCGCTTGCCATGGCTTAAACCTAAGAAAAGAAAGGGGGCCCGAAGGCCCCCGGCACCTCACGCGGTGGTGAAGGTGAGTTCGATGGCGCAATCAGGGCGCAGCACGTTGGAGCCGCAAGCCATGGAGCCGACCATGAACGTGCCTTGCCACAGGGCATGGATGTCAGAGCCGGTCTGTTCCATCTTGAGGTCCATCAGCTTCACCGTACCAACGGCCTGCTTGTTGAACACCAGGGCCACGCTATTGGTGTAGTTGGCGCTGTAGGTGTTGTTCTCACCAGACACCGCAGAGCGGTTGGTGGTGGGCAGGTGGTTGGACTTCAGCACCGTGATGCCAGCAACCTTGAGGACGGTGCCGTCGGCGTAAGCGCCTTGGCCGCCCCAGTCGCGGTTGATCACATCGGTGGTTTGCACCAGCTTGTAATACTGAGCTGGGGCAAGCACGCAGTAGCGATCATCCTCGGGCAGGTTGTTCTCGTCCATCTTCTGCGCTGCAGAGAACAGCGCAGTAGCCAGTTGAGCACCAGTGATGGCGGCTTTACCGCCAGCCTGCACGATGTTGATCTGCGAGCCACCAGGCAGATCGGTGTTGAAGTTGGTGGCGGTACGAGCTGCCTTGGCGATCATCGCAGCAACGTTCTGGTCAAAGCGATAGGCAAGTGCGTTGCCCATCTCGACCGAATACTGCGAGCGCACGTCGTAGTGGTTCTTGGCTTCGTCAATGTCAGCCAGGAACACTTGGCTCACCAGCTTGTCATCAATGTTGATGACAGCTTCGGCGTGCTTGATCGACGTACCGGTCAGCATCGTGCCGGGGGTGTGATACCCGGTAGAAGCAAGGCCAATGATGGGGAACTGCGCTGACTTGCCCGACGCAATGGTGCGGACAGTGTGCAGGCCTTCAAAGATGGTCGCCTTGCGGAAGGCAGTCAGAACCTCACCGGCAAAAACCTTCAGGAAAAGGTCATCAAAACCAGAGTTGCCGGCGTTAATTACGCCTAGCCGGGAGGGGTCAAAATTAGGGGCAGCCATTGCTGTACTCCTAGAGAAGTTGGGTTGTTACCCCGACCTCGCCTCCTTCCACTGGGGGTGTCCTCCGCAGAGGGCCGTCGCTTCTGTGAGAAGGTCTAGGTGCATAAATGATAAGCACCTCTGCCAGCAATAAAAAAGCCCCCTGACTAAGGGGGCAAGAGACAGCGCGACTCTGGTGCTAGAAGACGCTTGACCGTGCCAGGCGTTCTTGCACTTTGCGGCGGTACGCAGGATCAGATTTGTACTTCGGATCAGACATAGCTTCGACCAGCTGTGCTGTGGATTCGTACTTCTCGCCGGCGCTGCGAGTAGAACGACCAGCCAGCAGCCGTGGCTCACGCCCCTCCGCTGCTGTGTAGCGGCTGTGCAAACCGGCTACGGCCAGCTTGACCTGGGCCATGTCGTTGCTGCCGTTCACAATCTTGTTGAAGGCGTTGATCTCCTCCTGGCTCAGGTTCTGCCCCGCCCACTGCAGCATCTCGCTGTAGCCCTGTTCGCCGCCGTACTGCGACTTAACATCCATCACCTCCCTAGCGGTCAGCGCAGTGTCCTGTGCAGCCTTGTACTGCAGGCCTGAGAGGTAGGCGTCCACCATCTGGCGGGTAAAGCCTGCACCCTCCAGCTGTTTGTAGTCGCCGTCGGACAGCTCACCGGTCTGTTGCCAGCGGACGTTGATGTCGTTGTAGTCAATGCCCGCCTCCTCTAGGCGGCTGCCGACAAAGTCGCCGTAGATCTCAGACGCAGACTGGGTCTGCTCCTCAGCCTCAGCCTCTTCGTCAGCCTCAGCCGGCTCATTGTCAACTTCATTGTCAACAGGCTCGCGGCTGCCGAGCTTGGATTGCAGCTCCTTGTAAGCCTTTTCCAGCTCGCCCACTGACTTGTACTTGCCAGCCAGCAGCTGGCCGTCTGGGCCTTTCAGTTCAACTTGTTCGTCGCCTGACAGGTCAATGGCATCAGGTGCCATTGCGCCAGTCGGCTCTTGCTTAATTACCAGGGGTTCAGGCATAAGTCCTCACTTGATTTGAATGACGCCGTTTTCGTCCACGGATACTTCCGAGAATGGGAACGGGGTAGGGGGGATGTCGGGGATCTCTGGGATCTGGATGATCTCAGACGGGGGATGCGGCGGCACCAGGGATGGGCCCCCCAATGTCGCCGGTGGGTTCTCCTGCTGGTCCGGTGGGGCCGGCAGGTCCGCCTCCAGTGATGTCGGGGAGGGAGTTGGGGACGATGCCTGGGGCACCCGTGTCTTCTGAGTATTGCGGGCCATAAGGGGCTCCTGGTTGTGTGTAGTTGCCGGCCACTTGGGCCATGGCTGGTGACTTGAGACCAGCCATCAGCATCTCTTGCTGCTGTTGTTGTTGCATCATTTGCATAGCAGCCTGCTGCTCCTGTGCCAACTGCTCAGGCGACTTGACCAGGTTTGTCGTATCAATCGAGCCGCTTGCTGCCAGCCTGCGCAGTGCCTCATCCACGTTGATGTACTTGGCCATGACCTCAGGGCCCAGGGCCTGCTGTGCCGTGGCAATAAACTCCATCAGCTTGTTGCGGTCATCGCCGCGGCCAATGGCCTCAAGCCCTGTGACTGGCTTGGCATTGACCAGGGGCTCGCCGTTGGCACTGCTCTTGGGGAACTGGGGCAGCTTGCGCTTCTTGCGCAAGACGTGCATCAGACGACGTGCCAGTGGTAGCTGCAGTTCTTGGGTCAGGATTGAGTACAGGCCGCCAATGCCTGCCTCCAGCTCCTGGCTCATGTAGCGGATCTCCTCCGCAGTCACCCGTTCGCCAGGCCTTTGAATTGCCGTGTTGAGCAGGAACGCAAAGGCCAGCCGCCCCTCGATGCGGTCGATGGTGCTGTTGGCAATGCTTAGGTCCTGCGCCTTCTGCGTCTGGATGACAGTCACATCAGCGGCGTTGCCTTGGACGATGGCACCGTTGGCTGCATTGGCCAGGGTCCTGGGTCTGGTGGTGCCGTTAGGGTTGACCAGGAACAGGACCTTGGCCGCGGCTGCACTGCCCTCAAGCACCGATTGGTACAGGGATTCAAGAGCAATCAGGTCGCCGTAATACTGCTCAACGTAGGAACGTCCGAAATCTTCGGTGTCGATCCGATCAAAGCGGAGGGGGATCCATGGCGACACCTCCTGGTCGCACATGCCGTGGGTGCCTGGCACCTCCTTGCCCTTGGCCTCTTGATACCAGTGGCACTTGCCGTCGTGGTAGCAGACGTGGGTGTAGAGCTTTACGGTCTTCTTGGTCGGCTTGTCGTAGTCCTCTTCTTCATCGGCTTCTGGGAGAAAGCCGGCAGGGAGGGCTTCGGGGTAAATCTCTTCTTCCACCAGGATCTCAGTGACCGACCCCATGGGGTCACGGCACACAACGAACCGATCCAGGTGGACAACGCGGATGCCATCTTCCGAGACATAAAGCAACACGTTGCCAGCCACAAGCAGGTGCTTGAAGGCTTCGTGCATAGAGGCCCGGCCGTTGGCTGTCTCCAGCACTTGCATCACTGCCAGCTCAACCTTGACCAGGGCAGTGTCCAGTTCTGTTTTGATCTCAGGCCCAGCCTCCATGACGCGCAGCGCCAGGCTGTCTACCTCCAGCTTGAAGAACGCAGAGTTGGGAGGGAACAGGGTGATCAGCAGCTTGCTGGCCAAGTAGTTGACACCCCTAGCCCCAAGCGATTGGTACGGCGTCTTGAGCCTGCCGTGGTCCCCTTCAACCACCTCCGGCACAAGGCCAGGGATGGTGACCTTGCTGCAATCTCTGGCCCGCTGCAGAAACTGACTTCGGTTGGACGCCAGCTGTTGGTAGCGGGCCGCAGCCGTGCTGTCGCCATCGCTTTCGCCATACGGCTTGGCCTGGCGGTCGACACTGCTCGTCAGTTTCAGTTCCATTTACACAGACTTAGGAATACCTAAAGCGCCGCCGCCAGCGCTGGCAGGAATGTCAGTACGCAGCTTCTTGCGGCCGGTGCCTTTTGCCATTGTGGCGCCAGACACGTTGGCCATTTCAAGGGCAGGTGCAGGAGCTTCTGCTACTGGGTTAGGGGCAGGGGGAGGAGGCGCGTTAGCAATTTTCTTCTGCTCCTCGTACCTTGATTGCTGCACAGCCATCTGCTGATCAAACTGCCGCTGCTGCTGCTCCATCTGGGCGCGTTGCTGAGCTAGCGCTGCGCTGTTGTCAGGAGGAGAAGGGGAACCGCCACCACCGCACATAGTTCAGACCTCGTTTTGTTCAAGATAAATGGAACGCAACATGCGGACCACATTGCGTTGACCTACATAAATCCATATCTGGCGATCAGTCCAGCCTTCGCCAGGGCACAGCTCCGGGAAGGTCGCCTCTAATTTTTGCAGAACCGCCTCATCAACTGGCGGCCACAGTTCCTCATTCATGGTCATACAGGCTTGGTTCGCTTGCCGGATCCCATAACCGGACTCGGCCCGCTTCATAGTCATAGTCCCCGTGACGCAGGATGCGTGCTAACCGGGCGTTAAGGATTGCATCCTTAAAGGTCAGGCCTGACTTCTGGTAAGCCGCCACCACCTTGGGCCACATTTGCCGCAGCGTGACTGCATCACCCAGGATCTTCTCAGCTGCCACTGGGCCAACGCCTTTGACACCGGGGTAGTTGTCACCGCTGTCGCCAGTCAAGGTTTGCTTCATCCATGTTCTGTTGGCCTCAAGCAAGGTGACAACTTCAAGCTCTTCCTTGGCAAGAAGCAAGCCGGGGACTGTGCGCATGTCTTTGTCGGGGCTGACCATGACAGGCTCATCGACCTGGGTGCCGGTAGCCAACAGGCCCATGACGTCGTCTGCCTCAAGGCCGGGCATGGTGCTGCTGATGTAAGCACTTGACAGCCAGTTGCGCAGATCCTTGTAGCCAAGGGGCTTGCGCTTGTTAATGCGGTTGGCCTTGTAGTCCTGGTGCTCCTCGTGCCTGAAGGTGGGGTAGTCGCTAAAGCACATGATCACACCGCTGTGCCCGGTCATCTCCCGGTAGCGGTCAAGCGACAGGCAGATCAGCTCTTTGACCTCGCCTTCGTCCAGGTGCAGGGTGTGTATGTCCTGGCTCCAGCGGACGTCGGTTTCGCAGGCAGCACAGCTGGAGTGCAGTAGGTAGTCAGCGTCAATGAGGAGAGTCATGATCCGAAGTAATGAGACATGGGGACTGTGAGGCGGCCTGTCTCCTGGTCGTAGACAAGCCTGTCGACTGGGCCGGTCTGGCCGCTAAAGCGGTTCTTGAGGAC